TCACTCTGCACACTTTCGTGGATTGATTAAAGAACTTGCAATCAAGAAGTCTTTCAAACCAGATATTATATTTATTGATTATCTAAACATTTGTGCTTCAAGTCGTTTCAAAGGAGTTCAGAACGCTAACTCTTATACTATAGTTAAGTCTATTGCAGAAGAGCTCAGAGGTCTGGCTGTAGAATGTGATGTTCCTATTATGTCTGCAACCCAAACAACAAGGTCTGGTTTTGCATCTACAGATGTAGACTTGACAGATACATCTGAATCGTTTGGACTTCCAGCAACTGCTGACTTTATGTTTGCTCTTATCAGTAATGAAGAACTAGATGCACTTAATCAAATTGTTGTAAAACAACTTAAAAATAGATACAATGATCCCACAATCAATAAAAGGTTCGTAGTAGGTATTGACAGAAGTAAAATGAGACTGTATGATGTAGATAATACACAACAGGACGATTTGGTTGATTCGGGTCAGTTTACTCCAAAAGGTCAAACTAAAGCTATAGACCAAGTTGTAGACAAATATGACGATTTTAAGTTTTAGTTCTTGACAAACATCAATTCTTCTGTTATATAAATAGTACAAAGTATATTTAAATGGAGCCATTGGTATGTCATTACGAAACTATGTTCGTCAAATTAGACCTATTCAAGAAAAATATGTAGATCATGTAGAACAAGTTCAAAACTTGTTTGAAGCAAAAGTTAAAGCAGAAGACTATGAAGCAGCTATTGTTCTTGGTTGGCACGAAAATAATAAAATGAAATTTAATCTTGGTTCTTCTGGAATTAGTGATAAGGTTTACAAAACAGTTATGAGCAATCCACAAGCATTAGATGCTGGTAGGAAAATTGCAAAACAAATTGCAAAATATTTTGGAAATTCAAATGCAAAGGCAGAACAATATGGTAGAGCAAAATCATCACTAACATCTTTTTGGAAAGGTTTTGGTGCTTCAGATACTACACCTAAAACTGATATCTTAATAGGTAATAAAAGACTTTCATTGAAAATAGGTTTAGCACAACTCATGTCTGGTGGTCAATCAGAATCAATGGCAACATTCTATGCCGCTTTAAATACAACACCAGAATTAAAAAAAGACCCACAATTTGAAAAAGTAAATCAAATATTTGAGTCATTTGTAAAAAATACACTTGCTCCAAGTCAACTAAGACCAATAATCAAAAAGGGAGATAATCCAGTAGTAAATGCAGCTGAAGTTGCACACAAAGATTGTATGAAAGAATTAGGATTATTATTTGAACAAAATAAACAATTCAAAATTGCTTTTGCAAGAGAAGCAATGTCTGGTTATCAAAAGTATGGTAGTAGTAGTAATTCTGCAGCTGAGTTTATGGTTGTTGCTTCTCCTGATGGTTCTACAGTATCAATTCATAGTATAGATGATGATAATTATTGTGAAAGAATTGCAAATAAAATGAGATTGCAAGCTAGATTTAAAACAACATCAAGAAAACTTAAAGGTGTCAAAACTGGTGAATATAATTTTTGGAGTGTAGTGTCTTTAATTGTTGATGCAATGCAAGGCGAAAAAGAATCATTAGATGAAGGATTTCTTGATGTAATGAAAAAAAAGGTAAAATCTATTGCATTAAGAGCTATAGGAGGAGTAAGAAATTTTCTTACAAAAAAAGTATCTAATCTATTTAAATTTTTAGGTGCTATACCAAGCATATCTGTATCTAAGAGGATAGATTTCAAATGATATCATTTGCACAACTAGACGAAGACAAAGGTGGTAAGAACTTACACCTAGAACATCTGGAAGATGAAATACTCAACTATGGAGTTGAAGGTGGTAGGGCTGCAATCAACTTCCTACGTTCACTTAGAGATATGCTTGCTGGTGCAAGTCGTTCTTCAATTAACATGACTGTCAAGTGGGATGGTGCGCCTGCAATCTTTGCTGGTATAGATCCAGAAGACAACAAGTTTTTTGTTGCAAAGAAATCAGTATTTAATGTAAATCCAAAACTATACAAAACAACTAAGGAGATTGACGATGACCTCTCTGGGGCTCTTAATTCAAAGTTTAAAGTCGCTCTTGAAGAGTTTTCTAAACTTGGTATCAAGGGTGTATTACAAGGTGATCTTATGTTTACCGATGATGTGGAAACAGAAACTATCGAAGGTACTAAGTATTATACTTTTCAGCCTAACACTATTGTTTATGCTGTACCTATTGACAGCGTATTAGGAAAAGCAATTAATAAATCAAATGTTGGTATTGTTTGGCACACAACATATACTGGTAATGCACTACAAGACATGAAAGCATCATTTGGTGCAGACATCTCTAGTTTAAGAAAAGTGTCTAGTGTGTGGATGGATGATGCTACTTACAAAGATGCATCTGGTAGTGCAACTATGACTGCAAACGAAACTGCAACAGTAACTAAAGCATTATCCAATACTGGTTCTACTTTTAAAAGAATCAACGCTGGAATGTTAAAGAAGTTTCTTAATCTACAGAATAGCATGACAGGTGCATTAGCTGGTGCATCACTCAAGACGTATAATAATAGTAAGGTTCGTGCTGGTGAAACTATTAAGAATCCTAAAGCACACGCACAGGGATACTCAAAATGGGTTGAAATGTCTATACAGAAACAAATCGACAAAGCAAAGAGTGTTAAAGGGAAAGATAAATACTCTCAGATACAAAAAGAATATGTAAGAGAAGTAAACAAGCATACCAATAACTTAGTACAGGTTATTACATTTCAGAACTATCTAGTTGATGCAAAAATGCAAATTGTAAAAAAACTAAATAGTGTAAAGGGTTTAACGGATACTTTCGTTAAGACCTCAAATGGGTTTAAAGTAACTAATCCAGAGGGTTATGTTGCTATTGATAGAGTAAGTGGTGGTGCTGTTAAGTTAGTGGATAGAATGGAATTTTCCTTTAACAACTTCACCGCAATAAAGGCATGGGACAAATGAAGACTTTTAGAGAACTAGGCTCTGAACTTTCAGAGTTCAAAGTAGTTAGTAAGGCCGCAAGAAAAAAAATGGCCATTCGTATGCGTAGACAAGCACAGTCTTCTGCGTTTAAGACTAAAGTTGCGAGAGCAAAACTTAAAGTTGCACCCCCAGAAAAATTGAAACTAAAAGCACATAAAATGGCTAAACAGAAGATAATTAAAAAATTCTTCCCAAAGTATAATGAATTAGATTTACCAGCAAAGTTGAGAACTGATCAAATTATCGCCACGAAGTATGGTGGTTCTATTGCAAAAATCGCACAAAAAATCATGCCTAAGATGAAAGCTTTAGAACTTGAAAAAGTTAAGGCTGCAAAGGAGGCAAAACGAAATGCGTAGTTTTTTAGAAATTATGGAGGCCCGTGGAGATACCGCAGTATTTACATTTGGTCGTTTTAATCCTCCAACAACTGGACATGAAAAACTAATAATGGCTTTGGCCAAACAGCAATCTAAAAATGCTGGTTCTATTATGTATGTGTATCCATCACATTCACAGAACCCTAAGAAAGATCCATTGCCTCACGCAAAGAAAATTGCATATATGAGAAAGATGTTTCCAAAGTATGCAAGAAACATTACAGTAAGTAAAGCAAGAAACGTATTTGAAATTGCAGTAGAATTACACAACAAAGGACATCGTTCCATTGTCATGGTTGTTGGTTCTGATCGTGTACAGGAGTTTGATAAACTTCTAAACACATATAATGGTGTTGAAGGTAAAAAACACGGATACTATGGATTCGATAATATTGAAGTTGTTTCTGCTGGTGAACGTGATCCAGACGCAGAAGGTGTGTCAGGTATGTCTGCATCTAAAATGAGAGCAGTTGCTTCTTCTGGAGATTTTGATTCATTTAAAACTGGACTACCATCTGGATTTAAAGATGGACTAAAACTTTACAATGATGTTCGCAAGAACATGGGTATTCGTGAAGAACGAGACATGGGAGAAATGTCAGACTTTGAAACTCTTAGAGATATGTATCTTACAGGTAAAATATGGAATGTTGGTGACATTGTTGAAGCTCATGGCAATGAAGGAAAAGTTATAAGAAAAGGAACAAACTACTTGACATTTGTTTCAGAAGATGGTAAAGTACACAAGACTTGGTTACATGACATTGTGGAACGAGATTATAGAAAAGAATACGACAATTATCAAGGACAACCAGAACAGATTGCAAGACGGTCTTCTAGAAACAAAGCTCGTAGAATTATGGGTAATAAAATAGTAGATGGTATGGACGTAGGACATAAAGACAATGATCCTATGAATAATGATCCAAGCAATTTAAAGAACGAAGATCCCTCTGATAATCGTAGAGAACCAAGATTACGAGAAGTAAAACAAGATAAGGATATTAAAGATAAAGAGGGTACACAACCAGCAAAGTATTATGCTGGTGATATGGCAAAGTCTACTAAAGATAAAAGAGATGCACACTTTAAAGCTAAGAAATCAGGCCCTGCGCCAGGCGATGCAACTGCAAAGACAAAACCATCTGTTCACACCAAGAAATTTAAACAAATGTATGGTGAGTCATCTTTAGATGAAGTAAGAGCAAAACAAGCAGTTGCTGGTGGTAAAGTTCAAAAACTTGTAACTGCACATGGACTTAAATTTAAAGGTAAAGTATATAAAGAAATAGACATGGAGTTGGTGAAAATTAACAACTCTACTGAAATGGTTACATTTAATATTATACATCCAAAAGAAATATTTGGTAATGAAACTAATATATCATTTAAGGCATTAAGACGAGGCCCATTTATGGCAACCGATACCTCAAAGATAAATGAACTTAGCTTGTCTTTAAAAGACTTACAAAAGTCTGGATTAAATGTTTCACGAAATGAGATAGATAAACTTAAAAAAGAATTAGAAACTCTGAGAGTAAATGTAACTAAAAAAGTTAGTATGGAAGTACTAGACAAAGATGCAGATGCTGGTGATTATATAGATGATTTCGCAAAGTCTGATGCACCACAGTTTAAAGGTAAGTCTAAAGAAAAACGTAAAGATATGGCAGTTGCTGCATACCTTTCTAAAAAAGATGAAGCAGTATCTCCAGCACAACAAGCTGCAATTGCAATATCTAAAAAGGAACGTGGTGAAAAACCAAAGAAAGAAGCAGTAATTAGTGAAAAAATTGAAGGTCTTGTAAACAAAGCAGAAAAGTCTGGTATGCCTTACAGTATTCTCAAGAAAGTATATGACAGAGGAATGGCTGCATATAAGACAGGACACAGGCCAGGCACAACTGCACAACAATGGGCATTTGCAAGAGTTAACTCATTTGTTACTAAAAGTTCTGGTACTTGGGGTAAGGCAGACAAAGACCTTGCAAAACAGGTTCGTGGAGAGTCAGTTGAAACTGAGAGTCTCTGGGATAATATCAGAAAGAAGAAAGCAAGAATTGCAAAGGGTTCTGGTGAAAAGATGAGAAGTAAAGGTGATAAGGGAGCTCCAACACCTAATCAGATCAAAAGAGCAAGTGAAGATTTAAATGAATGGGGCGAAGTCACAGAAAAAGATGATAAAAGTGGAAAAGAACTAAATAATCCTACAAGGGGTGATGTAAAGAAATATAAAGTTTATGTCCGTAATAAAAAAGGTAACGTGGTCAAAGTAGAGTTTGGTGATCCAAAT